TTGGGTAATCATTTGTATCATACCATTCATAATTTGGAGGGTTATTATCTGTACTATCCCATCCATCAGATTGTAATCTACCGGTAGCTAGCTCGCAGAAAAAACAAGATCCATCGTCAAAAGATACAGTATTAGGCCAAGGATCGTTGTCTTCAAAATTTACAGCTTGATTTGAAGTAGATACTGATGCTACTCCTACAGGTAAATTATCTACAAAGTTATTAGTTATACTGCCAAGAGGACTATATCTACAAGCTCTATCCGTTGTTGGAGGTAAACATACAGGACAATCTTTTCCATAAACTACTGAATCAGCGAATTGCATACCACTAACACCTCCCTCAGTAATAGTTCCGGCTGTTCCTACGCCAGGAGCTGGACCAGCGGGAACAGTATAATCATTTACACCTGCTACTCCAGTACCTGCTTGGAGCATATTTATAAGATTATCATAATCTCCTGTTCCTCCACTTCCATAAGAATTATAATTAGGTGTAAACATTAGCCCTGGATTTGCATCAGCCCAAGTAACTGGTGTATTTGTTACTCCAAATCGTAATTGAATCTCTCCTGTAAAACCTCCTATAATCATTCCTGCATGTAATAGATTTGTTCCATTATCTTGGAGATAGCCTGTCATACTGTGATATATCATTTCATGAGTACCAATTCCAACCATCCAACCTGCATTAGAGTTAGTAGTACTAGGAGCGATTCCGTCATACATTGTCGTAATAGGATAAGTAGGAGCTGGAATAGTAGGCATTTCTTCAACGTGCAAAAATGTTTGCCTGTACATATCATTTGCTATAGGGTGCGTTGATGTATAATTAGGACCTCCACCAGGATTATGCAGTGATATAGAAGTCACCGATGCAGCACTATGCGGAGATAGACCTGGATTAGGATTTCCATATATATTATACATGGATTGGGTCCTTTGCATTTCATTGTATTGGTATTGACTTGTTGGCCACATTTCGCCCGTACATGCCATAACACTTGCCTGGGTCTGGTGTCCCATTATCTGAGGAATTGCGTCATGTGTATAACCATATATTATAGGAGTATTTACCTCAAATGTTTTAGTCCACCCAGACTGCCAAGTAACTTTAATAGCTATTTTCTCTGAAGGCCACATAGAACCCTGATCTATATTAAACCACGTAGGCGACGTTTCTACTCCGGCACCAGTTGTCCAATAATTCATTGTGTATCCTGACTGGAGATAGCCATTAGGTACTGGAGTTGAAAGTACCGGATAAGGATGAGTAAAAGACATTGGCGCTGCATTGTCAGCATAGTTACGGCCAGTTCCAAAGTGTGTGGAAGTAACATCTTCTACATTTGCTATCGGATCATACCCTAGCCAAGTATGTCCTGCGCTATTGCAAAGTGTTGGAGTATTAAAGTTAGGTTCTGTAACAATAGATCCTGTAACTGCGTCTATACATGATCCTTCATACATACAAGCGTGAGACAGTGATCCGGGCTGAAAAGGAGGGGCATATAAGCCTGCTCCCGGATACAGATTAGGAAGTACTACGCCTCTTGTAGTATCATACACATTAACAGTCATAGTAAATAAGCTTGGAACAACTTCTAGGAGAGCAAAAATAGGAGGATTAGCTTCTTGATTAGAAGAGGCCACTGATGCTGGATATTCCCACCAACATTCTTCTATTTCA